GTCGGTGATGGCGATAATTCTTTGAGCATGCGCTGGGTCAAGTTGGGCTCTTGTTCTTCCATGAACCACGCCGCCGGCGCCGGCGGTGGCAGGCACTGTGCTGCAACTGGCTGAATCGTCGAGGAGGACTGACAGCCGCAAATCAGCAGTAGCAAGGCGATCGCGCAGGCGATCTTGATCACGTTGGGCATTGGTAAGTGCTCGGTGGTGGGTTTGGTCGCTGGCGGTCAGCTGCTGTTCCAGGGCCAGGCGCTTGCCCTGCTCTGCCTGAACCTGGTCCGCGGCAGCGCTGCCGATCTTGGCGAGGTCAGATAGATGGTCGTTGGCCTGCTCTGCCAGTCGCCCGCTGTACCGCCAGTCCTGAATCTTCCATGTCGCACTGATCGCCAGGATCAACGCCACAGCCGCGCCGGCGATGAGCAGCTTCAGAGTTCCAGGGCTCATGGCACGTCCTTGAAGAAGATGTGATCGCCCAGGCGGAAGGTCTCGGTAGCATCCTTGACCCAAGCCGGGGGCTTCGGCATCGAGGTCGCGTAGTAGTGCGTCGCGCCGCGGGTGATATCTGGCTCGGCGCTGGAGATCACCAGATCCGCCGCACGCTGGGCCTGGGCGAACTGCTTCGGCGGAATTGGCTTGGCACCGCTCAGGTACGGATAGTTCGGGTCGTTCTTGTTCCAGCAGCTGAACTGGTACGGCTTCAGGCACACGCCGGCGTAGCCCTCGCCCCACCAGGATTTTTCCTTGCCGTCGTTCACGCGGTTGCGGATCACGCAGGCCACGGCCACCTGGCCGGCGAAACTCTCACCACGGGCCTCTCCCCACAGCGTGCGCGCGAGTATGTCGCGGTCTTTTTCGGTTGCGGTCATAACTTTCCTCCAGGCGAAAAAAATCCCGCTCGGCGGCGGGTTGCGGTATTGCAGGCGGATCAGATGGTTTCTGTAGAAGCCAGCATCGGCGCAGCGATGATTTCTGTGATGGGCGGCTCAAGCGGCCAAACCGGCGCCTGATACCATGTCGGCTGAACCGTGACCTTGCCCAAGGCATATTTGTAGACCTTCCAGGCTTTCAGCGGCGCCGCCAGTGCAACCTGTTCCGCCTCTTCTTCTGGCGTGGCTTCTCCGACATCTATTCCGAAACCGATCGTGTCAATGCGATCCTGGATTCTGGCAATTTGCGTGGCCGCTCTGGCGCTGCGCGATTGCAGTTCTATCTTTGCCAGTGAGAGCGCCTGCGCGGCGATCGCAGCATCCTTCATGGCCTTTGTAATCAGCTGCGACCAGTCGATAACGCCATCCAATTCTTCTACGCCCGGACTCACCTCAGGCGGATCGTACGTCTGCCCATCGGGCATGTTTGGTGCGGGGAAAACCACAGGCCCATCCGGCACGTTTTCAAGTGGAACCGGGAAGGCCTGCGCCTGGCTGTAGTTCCAAGGGTTTGGAAAAAGCAGAGTCAGTATCAGTTCGCCGTTGATGCGATCCACTGGCCCAACAAACCAGAGTGAGTCCACTGCGCCCTGCGGTAGGGTATCGCCCTCGCCTATTTGGGAAAGATTGAAAATGACTCCGTTGATTTTCAGTGTGTCACCGCTCTTGATAACTTCGAATGGATCGTCTCGCCGTTGAGGGGATAGAAAAATTCTCATCAGAACCACCTTCCCGTAGCTTTTAGATAGACATCCTTCACGTTGCCAGCGGAGATCGCGATGCTGGCCCAGATTCGCCATAACGTAACTGTGGCGCTAACGGTTCTGTGATAACAGCCCATTACCAATGATGCGTCGTTCCGGGAAACTGTAGAGCTAATCGAAGGAGCCGCCACGAATGGCATGGGGTATGTCCACGATAATTCCGACCCAGCCTGGAACATCGACCCGGTACTTCCAGTAACTGCCTGGTCGGAGCCGTTCGCTTTAAGTGTGCAAATCATCGTGCCATCGGCGAACTTCACGTACTCGCCGTTAGCATTGCTGCCTCGCTCGATAATGGCGCCCGTTGGAATACCTGAACTTTGTGAAACGGTGCCAAGGATATGTTCGTTGGATAACAGTCGCTCCCACGCGGTCCATGTTCCGCTGTTCGCTCGCCGCCACATTCTTCCATCGGCGTCGGAGATCAGTATCTGATTTCCTCGGTACGGCGAGGCGTTTCGCTCTGCAACAATCACGCTGCCGTTGCTGAAGCCTGCCGGATACGTTCCCCCACCGGTAGATGCCGCCTGATAAATTCCGCTATGCAGGGAAGAGTCGATATTTACAACAGCGCTCGGACTTCCCAAACCGCAATATCCGACCGTGAGCAATCTCCCGGCCGTGCTGTCAGTATTGGACGTCACAACGGTAGCGATCGAGGCATTACCCAAACCAAGGCCGGTGCGCGCGTCTGCCTGGGTTGCCCCTCCGGTTCCGCCCTTGATAACGGGCAAAATATCGTAGTTTCCAGTGGTTCCCAGCGCAGCTAGCTTGGTTCCGTAAGTGTTGACCAGGGCCCGAAGAGCGTCAGCCGAGTCCTTCACGTACCCCTGCATCGGCGCCAGTGCATAGACCCCGCTGGAGTTGGTCGAGCCCTGGTAGTTCGGAGAAATAGACAGTGCCGTATCGCTGGCGATGTTTGTAACTTCGTACCATCCGCCGTCCGGCCCGCGGAAAGCATCACCGACCCGGCTATTGGCGATGAATGAAGTGCCAGCGCCAATGACGGCGTTGGAATTTAGGGTGACAGAGACCGTTCCCGTTTTATACCAGGGCATGAAGCAACTCCAATAATAATAAGTCAGGCCAGCAATTTGGCACAGAGGAACGGGCGATGGCCTTGATCAGTCCAAGCCGTGAAAGCAACGCTGTACATCATTATCCTGCCGGCAGAGTAATCAACACCAAGTGCGCATCCTCCGCCGGAGCCAGAGTTATGACAGTTCATCGCGAATGGATTCAACGAGACATATTCGCCGGCCCCAAGGACCTTGTTTATTCCCCATTTATAGCGCTGGGCATTGCTGACTTGCTCGGACCCTAGATACGTCCAACTACCTGATGCAAAGGTCACAACTACGGCTGGAGCACCGCTGTCGTAAACTAATGTAGCAGCTGTATCCCACAATCGCATACCGTATTGCGAGGTACCCATAGAAGCCCAGGCCGCAACAAAATAAAGCCCACTCAAAACCCCGTAAACAGACGAAGCTCTCATGGTAAACCCCGTCCAGCTTCCAGGCGCGCCAGAGAACCAGATCGATATAGGAACTTGTATCTGTCCGGTTTGATCTGGTCGAATAAAGACCAGCGGTGGGTCTTGGCTTGTTATAGGTCTAGAAAAAACACCTGATGAAGTTCCAGTTCCAGAATATGTTCCCGTTGTCAGCAAACAAAGTCTTGGGGCTTCGGAATCTATTTGTACTATGGAGCTGTCATTTATGCTCTGAAAGCCGTATGTCATGCCGCGTACCTTATTGCGTACCCTTTACAAATGACGCGGGTCTGACCAACAGCCGGACCCGCCGATGGGTTCTTTGGAAGGATAACCACCTGACCTGCCGAGACGGTGACGAAAGGATAAGACTTCGCGTTTCCGCCCGAAGCCAATTCGGTGTCCTGAACATCTTGCAGCCTGGTAGGGATTATCATGAAAACGCAGTTGGCAGGATTAAACCCTGGAATGTTTAGGGTGTAGCTTGGAGTGCTACCGCTGAAATCAATAACTCCTTGCCAGATCACCTGGTAAGTGAAGGTGGTTGTGTCCATGGCGAGGTTTCCGTTTTCATCCCATACCCTTGCGCCGTAACTCATGCGTCGAGATCTCCAAGCTGCACCCGCTTAACGCCGTTCTGGTCAAAGACCTTGATGGCCCGGTTCGTCATGGTCAGGCGCCCACCACCAGGTGCCGGACCGTTGAATTCCAAATTCCCGGCCTTATCCAGGCGCCAGCCCTGCACGCCGGCGGTGTAATTGTCGGATTGCAGGTACTGACCGATCTTCAGCATCGTGATGCTGCCGTTTTCGATAAAGGCCGAGTTCATGAACACCTGGCCACCCTGTACCGCGAACGGAACCGAGACGGCTCCGCCCGCAAGCGTGTTCACGATCGCGAAACGGTCAGCGCTCACCAGGAACTGGCTTTGCAGGCCGGCCGGCCCATTTTCGATGCCAAGGCCTACCCCTGCAGCGATGTACTGCCCGGTCCCGGAGTTGTATTGCATCTTGACGGACCAGCTCGCCGAAACCTTGCCGTCCACGTCGTTGATGATCGAGGTGTTCTGCTGTATCGCGGTCTGCTGCTGTCCGACGGTGGTGCTCAGTTGGCTAAGTTGTTGCGCTGTGGCCTGCTGATTGGTCACTACCACTTCTTCAAGCAAGGTGACGTTCGCCGAGTTTTCCGCCACCTCTGCATCCAGAGTCGTCAAGCGACGGGCCGAAGCTTCGTTTTCCGATGCCCTGACCTTCTCCTCTGTCGCGATGGCTGCCGTGCTGGTCCACCCCTTGATGGCGTCGGCAAGGTCGCCCTCACCGTTGTCATCCCTCCAAGAAGCTTGCAGCGCCTGGAAGGAGGTGGCCGTGGCTTCCAGTTCTGTGATGTTTACGGTGTTGGTCGCTACCTGCTGCGCCAGGCCATTGTTGGCTTCCACGGACTGCCCCACGTCGAGCCAGTAAGTGACGTTCGGCGGCGGCGTGTTGATCGGAACCTGGATTTTCGCCTGGTAGATGCGGCCATCCCCAACGACCATCTCTCCTGGTTCATACACTTCCGCCGGCTTGTAAGCAGAAAGCCCATCGAGCGCATCGATCTGGTCCTGAAGGCCCGGGATCTTGTTGATCTCGTCCAGCAGCTCCTGGCCCAGCTCGGTTTCGGTGATCTGCCCCTCGATCATGTCCAGAATCGGACCCGCATCCGAGCTAGCCTGGCCCATTACGCCATTGGCCACCGGGTACCAAGGCCCGATGTTCCCGGTCCGGTCGACCAGGCGCGCCCAGAAAAAGAACGTAGCCCCGGCCAGCAGGCTTTGCATGCTGTAGTCGCTCTGGGGATAAGCTAGGTCCGCCAGCTTCGTGGCGTTCGTCAAGACGTTGGTTGGCCCGTACCAGATCTCGGTCCGCTGCGTGTCCTCGGCGCCAGCAGGGAAACCCCACTTCAGGCTGATGCCGAACAGCAACGACGTTGCCGTCAGGCTGGTGACCGCCGGCGGCAGGCCTTCTTTACCCTTGAGTTCGGTCAACACCGAGTTGCGCCAGATCGACGAGATGTCGAAAGCACTCACGGCGCGGACGCGCGCCACGTAAGAGCCGGCATAAATGCCGACCACGTCTACGTTGGTGGATCCGGTGCGCTGGACCTTGATCCAGTTGCCGCTGTCCTTGCGCCATTCGATGTCATAGGCAACCGCGCCTTCCACAGCGGGCCAACTGATGGTCATTGTGGCGACTGCCAACCCTTGAACAATCGAAGAGGTAGAAGCCAGCGTGACGCTCGCAGGCGCCGGAACGACGGTGATCGGGATCGCGCTGATCGGCCGGTCCTCCAATCGAGCACCGGTGTCGATGTAGGCGAACTTGCTCGGCTCGTACTGCAGAGCGCTGAACTCAAAATCGCCCTCAGTTGTGCGGCGACGGCGCAGCACTCGGTATAGCGGGATCGCCAGATCGTCAGCATCGAGCGCCCACTGAAGCTGCGCCTGCGGCGCCTCGCTGTAGGCTACGGTCACCGTCACGGCGCGGCCGGCCACGCTTTGCACGGTGCGCCCTTCAGCACGGCCGCCTGGCAGATTGATGATCAGCCGATCGCCCGGCTTCGCCAGTGTGTCGCGGTCCAGGGTAACGACCCGGCCAGCAGCAGCCGAGATCCGCCCGCCGATTTCGCGGCCGGCCAGCAGTGAGTCGGCGATCGGGATGATGTACCCAGGCAGAGCAATCGCGCCCTCCATACCGGTCTTGAACGTGACGGTCCGGTCCAGGTTGTTGCTGAGGATGGCCCACTTACCGCGGCGCTGTGCCTCCGAGGCACGGGTGCAGCCGATGGCGCTCAGTTCGGTCGGCCGGTCGCCATAGCGGCGCTGGAGGTCCAGGTCCGAGAACGGAATGACGTCGGTGTCGAAGTTGTTGGCCGGGTTGTCGTAGCTGACCAGGGCCCGGGTGTAACGGGTCTTGGCCGAGGCGCTGCCGTACGAGAACTTCCCGTCGATGACGTTCGCCCGGGTGAAGACGTAGTCGATATCCTGGGCGCGCGGCATGTCGGCCTGCATGATCAGCTGGCCCTGGGCCCAGTAGGTCATCCCGCGGTAGATGCCGGAGATGTCTCGCAGCAGCGTCCAGGCGTCAGCCTTGCCCTGCAGGTTCATGTCGCACAGGAAGCGCGGCTCGGTGCTGCCCAGGCCATTCGGAACAAGCTGGTCGCAGTACTGCGCGATCCGGTACAGCTCCCACTTGTCGACCATGAACGTCTTGATGCGCTTGCCCAGGCCGAAACGGTCCTCAGTGCAAATGCCGTACGTGATCCAGGCGGGGTTATTGGTCCAGGCAAGCTTCATGCTGCCGTCCCAAGTGCCGGTGTAGGTGCGGGCGATCGGGTCGTAGTTGCTCGGCACCTGCCATTTCCTGGCCTTGCACTTCACGGTGACGGCCGGGATGTTGGTAAACTGCTCGGCGTCGAACTCGATGTAGATGAGCGCGGTGTTCGGGTAGCGCAGCTTCGCGTCGATCACCTCGGTGAAGCCGGCGATCAACATGGTGTCTGCGATTTTGTTGCTGTTCTGGTTGGCGGTCAGGCGGCGGACGCGGATCTGCCAGCCGATGGTGGCTTCGGGCAGGTCAACACGGTTCGAGCGCTCATAACGGGTGGTGGTCTTGCCGTCAACGGCATCGGTCAGCACCTGCTGATAGGCACCGCCGTCGGTAGCGACATCGATTGCGTACTCGATGCGGTAGCCGCCGATGTTGCCTTCATTGTCCTGGCGCTGGAGCGCGGGCCAGGCGAACCGCAGGCGCACGGCTGAAAGCTGGGTATTGGTGACCGAGCGAACCCATGCAGCATCGCTGCGCAGCTCGATATTCAGGGAGGTCTCGTTCTCGACCGAAGGAATCCCGGGGATGTATGTCTGATCGACCGAGCCCGAGCGCCAGTCCCACTTCACGTTCGGGAAGTTGACGTTGCCGCTGGCATCGTTGATCGGCGTGTTGTCCAGGTAGATGTCGGCTGCCGTCGGCACGCCTTCGAACTCACCCTCTCCCACCGCGATCAGCAGCTTCGCCAGGTTCGTCGAGCGCAGGCTGTCACTGGCTTCCCTCGGCGCTTTCGGTTTGCTGCTACCGCCCTTCTCGCCGTGGATATCGATCTTGCGTGCTGCGCCCATGCTTTCCTCCAGGCGAAAAAAAACCGCCTCATGGGCGGCCTGCTTGCTGCTGTGTGGTTACGCTTTGTCTCCGGCATAGATCGATGCGGAAATGATCATCCCGCCCCACCGGCGTTCGCCGATGCAGATCGGGACGGGGTTACCGCTGGCCGTGGTGTTCTTGGCGCTGCCGAAGGCGTAGGAAGGTGCGTTCTCAGGCCCGGCGCTCTGCTTGAGGCCCGAGGCCTGGGGGCTGAGCATCTGGATTACGCCGCCGGCGACGAGACCGACGCCGAGTTGCACAGCCCAGGTCTGCCCGAAATAGGAGCCGGCGACGATCAGCACAGCGCCGATAATGGTCTGAAGAAGACCGGCCCGCTTGCTCCCGGAAACCACCGGGACGATGCGAATCTCTTGCGCTCCGCCGAGAGCAAAGTCCTTTTCGGCCACGTTCTGCCGGTTCCGGAAGATCGCGAAACGCAGGCCCTTTCGTTCAAGGTCCCTGATCGCCGCCTCAAATCCCTCCAGGGTGCACTTGAGCGCCTTGAAGGCCTCCCCCACGGACTTACTGCCAAGTTCACGATAGTGAACACGGCCAAAGAGCTTGATAAGCGGGCCAGAAAGAAGAATGGTGGTCATGGCTGGGTTGTTGCTGAGTGTGGCTGCCAATGCTTTTCTCCGGACGTAAAAAAACCGCCCGGAGGCGGCTTCTTGTCATTGCATGGTGGGTGATAAGTCCATGCTCATCGATGAGTCTATGGAAATTCTGAATTTCTTCGTGCTACCGGCCTTGATTTCGGTTTCCCGCTCTTTCAGCCCACTCCCGCAGGATGATGCCGCGACAATGTGTTCACCTGGAGTAACACGGAATTTCGCGGTCTCGCCGGTACCGATTTCTGCCGCCCGGCGGCCGTCAATGCTCACCGTCGTATTGCAGCCTCCGCCCACGAAACCCTTGTCTCGAGTGACGACGAGCGTAGAACCACCTGGCGCCGGAGCCTGGAACGCAAATAATCTGGACGATGGGACCGGGTCCGCCTCACTGGAAGGAACGGGAGAGGTCGCACACCCCGCCAGCAAAGCAACAGCTACCGCGCCTACGAACAATCTCATGGGGTCACTCCTGTGGAAGATGGCGCCAAGATATCACCACACGGGCTGTCTGGGCATCCAGCATGGACGAAAGCCCAGTAACTGGATTGGATCCGATAGTAGTAGCGTTGTGCCTCCTATTACGAGCGATGGATTTGTTTATGGCGATCGTTTCAGATGAAACAGTGAAATACCTCTCGCAAGTGAACAACCCGAAGGAGGAGCACTGGACGCACGTCTTTGAAATCGGCGAAACAGTTCCGGTTTCCGGAATTTATCGGTGCATCAATTGCGGTGACGAAATCACATCTAACAAAGGCGACCCCTTCCCGCCTCAAAACAAAGCCCAGCATCCCGCCCATACCAAGCCGATCTATTGGCAGTTGGTCGTGCTGACGCAAACAAAAGCGTAACAACAGCCCAGTCCTTCGCCTGCAAGCCCAAGGACTGGGATTGCGCCAATTTCGGCGCGTTTATGACCTGGAGGTCAATGTGAGTGAACAAAAAACAGTAGATCAGCGCCTAGCCGAGTTAGAGCTAGCACTCAAGACAGCAATCGTGTTCAACATGAACGCGGCAGCAGTGCTTGGCAGACGGCTAGCCTTCGGTAACGACGCCATCGCAAACGTCATTTCCCAAGACCTGAAAAACTTGAAGTCGGAAAAATACGAGGGTATCGATAAGGCACTGCACGACAGCTACCTCGACAACCTGTCCCAGGCCATCACTGGTCGCGCTTGAATCCAGCGGCGAAATAAAGGCCGGTTTGAGGGTGCTTTACCATCGCCACCCTCCAGCCGGTTCCGGAAGACTCGACGCGACCAGTTGTACTTTCAGAATTTCTCGCCACTTTCTTATCCATAGTGCTCTCCTGCGGCCCCGCCGCCTTATTTGGTTTGGTATGCAGCTTTGTGCCTTAGAATCAGTCGTGTACGGTCAAGCCAGGGCCCACCGAAGACGATTATTTCGCTCGGGCGCCCGTACAGGTGATGCAGAAGAAACGGACCTTGGCCGAACGTCGCCGTATCCTCCCCAGGCAGCGCAGGATCAGTTCCGAGAAATATCCCGGCGTGGTTCGGGTAAACCGTCCGGCCCACCTCCATGACGACCATGTCGCCGCGCTGCGGCTGGTCGACCCGGTAGAAGCCAGCCGCCTCGTAGTTCGCCTCGTACAGGCTGGCGTTGTCCGTGCTCTCCCACCAGCCGTCGGCGCGCTTGAAGGCCTCGAACTCCAGCCCCCACTCGCGTTTGTACCAGTCGGCGCAAACCTGCCAGCAGTCCCAGGCGCCGTGCACGAAGGGGCGCTTGAGCAGCGGCGTCTCGCCAGTAGGTACTACCGTCCGCAAGTCACCCTCCGGCCAGCTCAAGATGTGCCAGGGCAACCCGGTCGCTTCGCACATCGCAAGATCACGCGGCGACGGCCGGCTGGTGGCGTCCGGGTGCGAATGAACGATGCCGATGATTTCGCCCAGGTCTTCAGCCGCAGCGTATTCCTCCGGATCGATGCGGAACTCTTCGTTCGGCTCGGTCGCGGTGTTCGTGCAGGGGAAGTACTGCTGCTTCCGGCCCAGGGCCAGCAGCAGCCCGCAGCACTCTTTCGGGTACTCGGCCGCCGCGTGCACCTGGATCGCGCTCAAGATGTGTTTGCGCATGGTCAGCTCCGGGCTATCAGGGAAACGGCAGGAAACCCACCGAATGGCAAGGCGTTGCCCTCGCCGAAGCGCGGGATGCACCCCCGGCCCAGCGTGGCATCACATTCGTCCAGCTCAGGGTTATCGGTGACCACGCCATCCTTCGTCACGTAGGGCCCGGTGTATCCGCAGTTCGGGCCGCGGTAACCGCCAGTGAGGCACCAGTGGCAAAGCGTTGTGGCCTGGCGCCCGATTGACTCGCCGCCCACGTCACCCGGGCTGGCGAGCTCCCAGGTGACCGTCTCCCCGTCTTCGTTCGTCTTCTGGTCGATGTACCAGACCTCGATCGTCTCCTGGGTTGGGTCTGCCGTTGGGTTGCCGCCGGGGAAGTTCTCCGCGTCGAGGTACGTGCCCAGCGTGTGCCGCATGGTCAGCTTGAACTCGAGCAGGTCATCGAAAGCCAGGCACAGGGCTGTGATCCGGCCATTGACGTTACCCACCGACAGCGTGGGGCGAACCGCGGTGCCGTCGCCGTTGGATTCGATACCGTCGATCTGCATCGGCCAGGCGCTGTACTCGTTGCCCTGCCAGTAAATCGGCTTGGCCGGCAGCTCATCAGCGGCGGCGCCGGCGGCGATCAACTCGGCAGGTGTATGCGGAATCGCGTGCCCGTGGAAGCGCAGGATGTCCGCGCCGTAGTCCGACCCGTCCAGTTCAAAGAGCAGCACTTCGCTGCCAGGCTCGAGAGCCTGGATGTCACTGATCAGCGGCATGGTTGCCCCTTATGGTTGGAAAGCACGGCTGAACGTCGCCGTGAGCTTGAAGACCCCGCCCCCGACGGGGGTTGGGACAGGGGCGGCGCAGGTGAACAACCCCAGCTCGCCAAGCGGCGTGGTCCAGAGGAACGCCTTTGCGCCGGCGTGCCGGTCGAAGAAGTCCATGACCAATTTCACGCTGGCCCGCGGGCCTGTGTAGCTGATCGGATAGGAGTCTTCCTTGTTGTTCGGCCCGTCGGCGGCGGTCTGCTTGTAACCGTCGCCGAACTGCGCGGTGCGCACCCGATAGGTAATCTCGGGCGCGTCTCCGTGCTGGGTGGGCCAAGTGAATGTTTCGATAGCCATCAGCCCCTCCCGTTGATAACGCGCCAGATGGCGCCGCCTGGCTGCAAGCCCCGGGCGATTGCCGTTTCAGCTTCAGCCTTGGCCGCTTGCTGAATGCCTTTGCCCAGCTGCGTCGTGTCTTCCGTGGTCGTGACGCCGCCGTCGCCGGTGGTCTGGACAGAAACAGCGACTGGGAAGTTGTAGATGTTGCCGCCGCCACTCCCGCCGCTGCTGATGGCCCGGACGCCCAGTTGGCCGCCGGCCGTGCGGGTCAGCGGCATGATGGCCTCCTCCCCTGCCTCGCCCATCACCCCAATCCCACCACCAGCCATGCCGAACGCTGTCGGCTTGCTCACGATGGAGTTGGCGAATGCTGCGCCGTTGGCAAACATCTGCACGCCGCCCGACCAGGCGCCGCCCTTGGCCTGAATGCTGCCAGGGGTGAATCCTGATAGGTCGCCGGAGTACCCGGCCTGGGTCGAGCCGGCAGATGAAGCGCCGCCGCCACCAAACCATGCGCCGAGAGCACTGCCAGCGATGCTGGACAAGAGTCCTGAGGCGGCCTGCCTGGTCGCGATCCGCGCCATGTCCGCCAAGATCGACTTGGTGAAGTCGGCAAACGAAAACTTCCCAGTCATGGCGAAGTTGACGACTGAATCCTCCATGGAGCTGAACGCGTTGGTGAACAGGTCCCGCGTCTGGCCGGCAACGTTGCGCGCGCTTTCCAGATAGTTGCTGAAGGCCGAGGTCGCACCTTTGCGCCAATCGCTTTGCGCCTCGGACATCTGCTCGTAGTTGCTGAGCACTGTTTCGCTCAGGTCCCTCTCGCTTTTGTTAATGGCGTCCAGCTTGGCCTGGTATTCCTCGGCGCTCATGTTGCGCGCCTGGTCGGCCTTGTCGCGAGCCAGGTCCAGGCGCTGCTGGTTGGCTCGGTCGGCGATGCCGTTCAGCTCGCCGTTGATGGCGTTCTCACGATCACCACGACCTACGCCATCCGCCGCACGGCTGCCAGCGCGCCGCAGGGCGACGTTCTGCTGGTCCAGGGCATCGGTGTAGCTCTTTATGGCCTGGGCCTGCTTGGCGAGCCTGCCCTGCTCGTTGGTCGCGATGACTTCGAGCTCGCTGTCGGCCTCCTTCTGCGCCTTGACCATATTGGCGCGGGCGTCGGCGATCTTCTGGTCTAGCTGAATGCGCTGGGCCGCCGAAGTGCTGGCCTTGCCTTTCGTCGATTCGAGCGCGGCGATCTCGGCCTGATAAGCAGTCGTTACTTCGTCCCGCTCGTTGCCGATCAAGGCCCGGCGCTTGAGTAGGTAGTCTTCCTGGCTGACCAGGCCAGCCTTCTGCGCCGCCTCCAGTTCCTTCTGCGCGTTTTTGTACTCGCCGAGGATCAGCGAAAGCTGGTTCTTCGAGTCGTTGAACTCGGTCAGGTTGACGGCAGTAGTCGCCGCCTTCGGGTCCTTGTTCTTGTCCTGGATGTTCTGAATCGTCTTCGTGACGACTGCTTCCTGGACGAGCGGATCGTTCGGGTTGGCCTTGCGCAGCGCCTCGACGTCCCGCTTGTACTCCTTGATCAGCTTGTTGCGCTTTTCCTCGTTGGTGAGGTTGGAGTCGCTGATCGCCTTCAGGCGAGTACTCGCGTCGATGCCCTCGCGTTGGATCTGGGCGTTCAGACCCTGCGCCTTCGCTATGGCATCTTGGGTGTTCTTCTGCTGGGTGAGGAATTCCAGTTCAAGCTTTGAGTTTTCGAGCTTGGCCTTTGCATCGGTGTCGCTCGGATCGCCATTGACCATGCTCTGGGCAGCGGCTACGCGACGTTGAGCATCGGTAATCTGGCTCGCCAGGGCCTGCTCGCGGCCAATGTCCTTAACCGCGTCAGCAGTTGCCGAGATCTCACCCTTCAGGCTTTTCCAGCCACGCTCCCAGATGGACAGGTTCTCGGTTACCTCGCTGCTGCGGGTCCTGATCGTGTCGACGTAGGTGTCGGTGAGCAGCTTGGCCGCGCCGATGGCGTCGCCTTGGGACTTAAGCGCGACTATCTGGGCATAGGTGCTGACCGTCAGGAAGTTGTACTGGTCGTTCAGCTCCTTGGCAGCTGCAACCGGGTCCTTGCCGATCTTCACGAACTCAGCAATCGTTTCCTCGACTGCCCGACCGGTTGCCTTTTCCCAATCCAGCGCGGCGACGGTGATGCCTTCAAAGCTGCTGCTGACGATCTTTCCAGTTCCTGCCAGCTTCGTCAGGACCTCTGCGGCGGCACCAGTGGTGCCCACGGTTGCGCTGACTTGGCGGGCCATTTGAGTCAACGCGTCCGCCGAGATACCAGCAGCATTCCCGGTCTTTATCAGCTCTTCCCGATATCCAACGGCCTCCTCACTACCGGAATAGTAGGCATACGTCAGGCCGGCAATAGCCGCCGCAGCTACGGTGAACGGATTCACCAGTCCGAGCACATAACCGCCCAGAGCCCGGACCGCCGGCCCAATGCCCCCGAACATGTCCTTCAATTGGCCGCCCTGCTGAAGCAGAACAGTCAAAGGGTTCTGGCCGCCTTGCAGCGAAACAGCGATATCCGTGAATTGCGCAGGCACGCCACGCAGTGCGTTTGCTGTCTGCTTGGCAGTGTTCCCTGTGCGCGTCAACGAATCATCGAACCGACCAAGATTTGCCCGAGACTGATCGATCTTGGCCTGGTATTCGCTGAAGGTCGATGCGTCGAGCGCGCCGAGCTTCTTCTGCTTCGCCAGTTTGGTTTCGAGTTCGTCCAGTCGGCCTAGGGCCTTGACGGTCGGGTCAATCTCGCCCAGCAGATCGCCCAGCTCGTCCTTCTGCTTCTTGATCGAGGCCGTGGCCTTGTCAGCGCCACGGGCAACGCCTTCGGCAGCCTTCTCCGCACGGCCACCCGCCGCGGTGAGCTTGTCGAGGTCGGAGCTCGCCTGCGCAGCATCGGTCGAATCGACCTTGATGCCGAGTTCAGCAATAGAAGTCATGCGGGCTCCGTTATTTCGATTCGCTCATCACGAGCATGGCTTCTGCTTCCATGACGCGGACGTCGTGAAAGGCTTCTGAGAGTTCGCGCCGCTTTATGCCCAGCATGCTGGCGACCGGTGGGAGTGCGTTGTAATCCAGGCCAGAGGCCCCGCCCATGCCGGTACGCCACTGCGTCGACATCGCCTCGAAGAGTCGGAAGGCTGACCAGTTATCCGGCCAGACCTCGTACTCTTCATCTGGGATGTCAGCGAGCGTCATGCCGAAGGCCGCCAGGTCCGCTTCGGACGGCCCCGGTTCGTACATGACGCGGGCGGCGCCGCTCAGTTTCCCAGGCGAGCCGGGTTGTAGGCGCTCTGGTAGGCATCCAGAACGGCTTGAGGCGCGCCGATGCAAGTGGTGACCAGCGCCGTCAAGGATTCATCCGACAGCTTCTCGTCGAAGGCCCAGCCGGAAATGATGTCCCGGAGCTGGGCTACCTGGATGCCGATCTCCGAAGCCGTAGCTTCCTGCCAACTCACGCCATCCTCCTTGACCTTGTTGGCGTGCTCGTCGCGTGCGCTGCTCCATTTGTCGAAGAGCGCAGAGAGAGCCAGGCGATCCATATACTTGAACTCGAATTCCACCTCTTCAGGCTTGCCGCCCACGCGGGGAATGGCGACCTTCGCCTTGAAAGTTGGGTTCTGGGAGATTCTGATCTTCGCCATGGGTTACACCACTGCCGAGTAACGGGTTGGGCGGCCGGCCAGCGACAGGCTGATAACGCGGGTCATCAGGTTGTTGCGGGACAAGGCCGGGGTCGACGTGATGGTCACGTAGGCGTTGTAGAGGATGCTGTCGCCATTCGGCAGGTTCAGGCGCAGGACGCGGGTAACCTTGTCTTCGTCAGCGGCCTCTACCACGGGCACGTACGGCAGAGCCGGGTCATCAGCCACGGTGACCGACATGCTGATCGGGTTCTTGGTGGTCGGGATCTGGCGATCATCATCGTCAGCCAGGAAGCCGAAGGTCAGGAACTGCTGGTCGCCGCCGCTGGTGGTAACGTCCGTGATTTGCGAGATCTCGACGAAGCTGGTCACTTCACGCACCGAGCCGATGCCGGAGCCGGCCGGGTATGGCTGCAGGTTGGTGGTGTTGATGTTCTCCAGCGCGAAACTACCGGTCAGGCTGTCCGAGACGCGCGCGGCGCGATCATTGAGGCGAGTCCAGCCAGAGGTCACGGCCAGGATGTCGCCATCGCTCAGGCCATGCGCCGCGGCCGTCGCTACGGCAGGATTGGCATTGCTCAGCGCGGTAACCGGAATGGCAGCGCCATACGCCGCAGCGATTTGAAGGGTTGCGCCGTTGGGGAGTCGAAAGCCCATGGTTGTGTTTCCTCTGTGCAGAAATGACAAAACCCGCTCAACGGCGGGTTCAGGGGTTGCCCAACGGGCGAATTAGTTGGTGTCGGATCGATACTGGAACGATGCCGGGATGGTGAAGGTGTTGCCGTCTGGTATCCCAGGGCCTGGCGCAACCGGAGTCATCACCAGGGCGACGAGTCCGCCGCGCGGGATACGCAGATTCAACGGGAACAACGCGGCCAGCTCATCCACGATGCTGCTCGCCTCTGTCCGGTACTTGCCGGAGGGCGCCACGATGTTTACCTGAAACACGCCGGTGTACAGGCGATGGTCGCCGCCAAGCGTGTTGCTTGCAGTGTCCGCAGGCAGCGTGAAGGCCCGCAGGTACGTTTCTTCGGCGCCGGGTGTGTAGGTCTCGTTCTCCACCACCACCTTTAGCGGCTTGGTGCGAACCTTTGCCCAGGCCAGCAGGCGCGACTCGAAGGCCGCGGCGATGATGTTGTGTGACATCAATCCACCTCATAGGCGAGCGCCGGCGACACTCCATGCAAGCTCTGGGATCGATGGCAGGAGGCGCACTCATGAAGATATTGCGCGGGAAATGAGAGCAGCACGGGTGAGTTTTCCACCTGCACCAGCCGTCCACCGCACTCGCAAAGCGCGTATCGCATTACCGGTCGAACCGGCACGTCTTCGTATTTCATACCTGGTTGTTCCTGATGGCTTCTTCGACGATCTGCTGAAAGCGGGCCTGGGTGATGCGCACCATCCCGCCCGGGGCCTGGTCGGAATGTCCGTACTCCAGTGGGATGGCATACGGCAGGTTGTTCACAATGAAGGCTGTGGTGCCGGCACGGAACAGAATAGATTCGCCCGCGATACGCGCCGTAGCCTCGACCCCAGTCGGGTCGAGCGTGTTGAGTGTGCCCGCCGGCGGCACATCGATCGACATCTGCCAGTTTCCACGGAATCGACCGGTATCCACCGGGGACATCCGAATCAGCGAGTTGCCGATCTCTATGATGATCTCGCGCAAGCTGGCGTCGACCGCCTCCTTGGCCTGCTCTGCAAACTCTTCCAGCTGCAGCGCGAAGCTGCCCTGCTGTCCTGCGTATCTGTTCATGAGCGCACCTGCAGTTCATACAGCAGCGGCGTGCCAGCCGGGTTAATCTCCTTGACGCTGATCACCGTCCACGTTTTGCCCTGTACGTCCGCTTTGATCTGCGGTTTCGGCTTCCAGTCCATGCCGAGCGCTGCGACCTTGAGCTTCTTGTCACCGCGCACAATCAGGGTGTCGTTCTGAAATTCAAGTCCGGTGAAGTCGAGCAGGAGGCCTTGGGCAGTTTGCTCAATGATCACTTCGCCGCCAGCGGGATTGTCCGGGTCGTATTCAGCCGGCTGGATGTCTCGAAGCGTTACCGGTTGGCCGTACTGAGTAATCAACCGCAGAGCGGTGGCAGCCATGCGGTCGTAGAACTCACTCATTGGTCAGGCCCTTATGGCGTAAAGCCCACGCTTCTGGAGGTAGTCGGCAAACTGCGTGCGGCTCGGGCGATCCGGAGCAGCCGGCAGAAGCTTGCCACTGGTGTTGGAGATCGTTGCGTATTCGACATCGACCGCGCCTTCTACCCTTTCTCGAACGACTGCGCCTTTGCGCTGGTCGATGGGGTCGATGTCGTCAATGTGAATCTCGCCCGCGAGGGCCATCTGCCCGTATTGGATACGTGCAGGGATGTAATCCGATGGCTTGTTCTCGCCATCGATGCTGACCCCGCTGCGAGGCCAGGCCAGAGCCTGGTCGCTGTGAGCTCGGCATCCCTTCCATTTCATGCCGTCCATCGCCAAGGCGGCCCGGCGCAGTAGCGATTCCTGCGCAGGCTCCCCGTCAGGAATGGTCAAGCCATACCTTGCGGCATAACTGACCAGTTCCGCGACGGTGGAGTAGCTGTCTGCATCCGGCTTGCCGGTGCCGTCCTCGATGATGAGCGCCATTGGTTACTCCTGGGTGACCGGCTGAGCCTTCAGCAGTTCGAGCAGCTCGGCCTTGTTGGCAGTGGAAGAATACTTCACTTCCCTGGCGTCCAACTGCTCCTTGATTTCCGGGATCGTCAGGCTATCACGCGGATCGATGTTTTTTTCTCGCTCTGCCGCCAAGTCGGCCTTGGCTTGGGCAAGCTCAGTGGAAAGGCTTTCCATTCCTTCCTGCAAGCCGCTTAGCGCCTGATGAATTCGCATTGCCGGACCGTCGCCATCCGGCTCGATCAGTTCACCGTTCTCCAGGCCCTGGGCCAGCTTGGCTACAGCGTCGAGCTGTAGTGTTTCAATGCTGGGTTCGGCACCGCCACCGCTGTTGTGACCGCCACCTTCAGCAACGCGGGTGCGGGCATGGTCAACACCACCAGTTTCGCCGACCGTTGCGGGACCTACTGTAATAGCGCCCTCGGTGCCGCCAAAGCCCCAGCGAGCCTTCAGCTCTGGGTCGATATGGTTATCTTTTTCAACTGCCATGATGAATCTCCTTCAAATTCGCCAGCCCCCGGAGGGGCCAGCCAGCGGTCAGGCTGCTACGGTGGAAGTGATGAACGCCAGTGGCACCTGCTTGCGAGCGAACTTGCGCTCCCAGTTGGTCGCCAGCGCCAGATCAGCCCAGTTGGCCGAGATCGGCCGGGTGGTGGTCGGGGTGCCGGTGATGGTGGCGCTCAGGAACGAGTAGCCCAGTGGGTGCATCACGAAGTTGCGACGGTTCCACAGGGTTTCCGCACCACCGCCATTGCCGCGATCAGGGGTGCGATCGTATTCCAAGCCGTCTTCGCCAGGCGGGGTTTCCTCGGCGAAGCCAAGGGCGCCCGGGCCGAAGATCACCGACAGGTACTTGTTCGGCGTGCCAGTGATCACCGGCATCCCATCGTCGACCACGACGCGCATGCCCTGGAAGCGACCGAACTCTGGGGTCTGGTCGGCAATCGGGGTGAAGTCGATCAGGTTGAGAATCTGCAGCTCGGTCTGCACGGCCGAGTGCATTGCGATCACGCTGAGGCCGCCCAGCTGGCCGGAGTAGTCGCCCATGGTCGCTTTGGCGCGGATGATCGCTGCAGCAGTAATCTGGCCGCCGGCGTCCACCACCATGTCGCCGCCATTGGATGCTACGTTGTCGTTGTAGATGCCCACGACGGTAGCGATGGCGCGGCGCTGAGCCACACGGCGCCAGTAGCTGAGCAGTCGGCCCGCAACGAACTCCAGAGGATCCTGATTGGTGATGTTCTTCACCAGGTTCATGCAGTTCCAGCCTTCGTTGAGGTACGCAGCGCGCGCCTGCATGCTGGAACTGGTGACCGACAGCGGTACCGCGATGTCGGTGTAGACGTCGTTCGAGTAGTTGGACTCGATGGACGCGTCCAGGTCAACCCACCACGGAATGGTGAAGGTGTTGGACGGGCTGGAGAGCAGCGTCGACATGTCGCTGTTGCTGGTCAGGATGCCCGACTCGAAGAACGCGGTGCGCTCCACGCTGTTGACGGTGATGTAGTCGCGCAGTTCGTCGCGGAATACGACATCCGAGAGAATGGTTGGCATTGCGGCAGTTCCTTTTACTTGGCCTCAGCAGCGGCTTTCAGGCGCGCGTGCTCGGCGGGGTTGTTTCGGCGGAGCTCTACGCGCTCCATACCGGTAAGTTGGTCCCACGTTTTTGCGGCCCCGCCGCCTTTGCCACCGGTGGCCCCGCCACCAGAAGCCCTGCTTGAAGCGATCAGCGGCGCCAGTGCGGCGTCGTTGAACAATTGGGTCTTAAACTCATCCACCGTCAGAGCGGTAGGCCGGCGCTCAGCGTCCAGCACCACGACGGTGGGCTTGCCTTCGCGCAGCTCCATGGAGAGGCGAGGCTCGATGATTTGTTGCAGCACGGCGGCAGAGCCCTGCACGGCCAGTTCTCCGGCCACGCGGGCGGCAGTAGCACCCACGGTCAGCGCGTGAACCTGAGCTTGTAGCGCGCTCAGCGTGCCGTCCTTCTCGGCCAGTGCAGCGGTGTGCTTTTCCTGCCAGCTGCGGTCGAGCGCTTCGGTGTCGCCGGACTTGCGGGCGGCATCCTCGGCAGCGATTCGCGCCGCCTCTTCGGCCTCGCGCGCCTTCGTCTTGTTGGCTCGAAGCTCGGCCAGGAGTTCTTCGTTCTTGGCTTTCAGGCCAGTGACGTCCTCGGGCGCTGGCAAGCCTTCCACCGCCAGCACGTAGTCCTCGCCTTGCGCCTTGTAAAACGCTTGCATGGATGGTTCGAGCGCGTCATATGCTGCTTTGTCGATCAGGTATTTCATGCTGTCCCCCTGGGACTGGTTTACAGGCTCAGCCTGCGGATCAGATGCCTGCGCGCTCGAAGGCCAAAGGCTCCAAGGCCTTCATCTCAACGAGTGTCAGTGGTTTGAAGTTGCGATCGAGTTGGAGCTCGGAGAAACGCTTAACGCTGAGCCCACCGTTGCGGAAAAGAGCGCCACGGGCCTTGCCAATGGCTTTGTCCTGAAACGATGCGGGCTGCTGCTTGAGCCAGTGGTAATAGTCGAGGTCGGCGCTGACTTGCGCTGCGCCATCGGCGCCTTTTGAGGCCCTTGTGGCGTCCTTCTCGAACATTTCGCTGAGGCGCGTCAGCAGCACGAAGGTGGTTCGGCAGTTCGGGTGGAACGGCGGCCTTGGCCCTGAATCGACAGGGAATCGGCGCTTATCCAGCGTCCGGCAAATCTGACTGGTCTTGCTGTCCAGCGTAGCAACCAGCTGGATCTCGGTGACGATGTCGGTGTTGGCCTTCGCCGTCTCCATTCGCGCCTGGCTGGCAACGTGCTGGATTGCAGTGCGCACCACCGTTGAGGCGTTGCGGTCAGTGATTGCCAGAATGCCGTCGGCGTACCCTGCTGCCTTCGTACCTCGAATGTTCTGCAGGATCTGAAAGTTCGTCTGCCCTTCGAAGAAGCCCTGCCGAATTGCGCCGGTGACACGCTCGCGCTCGACTGTCGTCCAGTCCTTGATGAATGGTTTGAGCAGCTTGCCTCCGTCCCGGATACTGAGCGGGTTGTTCATCACAGCCGAGCGAATCGCCGTTACAGAGGGAATCGCAGCCTCAAGGCTGATGCCTGCCGGTACCGCTTTCGTCAAGCTCGCTGCCTCGAACTGCGCCTCGTAGTTGGCCAGGTCGATCAGGTCCAGGGTGAGCTGGTCGGTGAAGCGGGTGAAGATGCCCAGCAGCAGGCTATCAACCTCGTCGAGCAGCTTCTCCAGCCGCTTGCGACTGAAACCGGTCAGATCGGACTTTGTCAGACGCTCACGAAGCGAGCGGTCGATCTCCTTGAGGAAGGGGGTGAACTTCTTCACCTCCCCCGCCTTCAGCCTTTCGAGGAAGACAGCGTGCCGAATGGTGGCATCAAGGATCGCTTGGTTTGCCGCCATCTGGGTTGTCCTCATCATCAAGGCCTAAGCCCACTGGATTCGCTTCAAGCTCGCCGCGGATGTCTTCGTCGGTTTTCTCTGGATCAATAACCCCGCGGTCACGCAGGTACTGCCAGAAGTCCGACTCAGGCACGCGTCCGGCCTGCACTGCATTGAACAGGCTGGCCATGATTGCTGCGTCGAGGCTCACTTGCGTGAAGTCCTGATTCAGCTTCAGCAGCGCTTCGCCGGCGACATTCTCGAATGCACACATCCACATCAGGCACTGGCTGTAGGCCTCGCTGACGTTGCTCACTGCCAGCGACAGGATGCTGTGCTCTGCCGCGCTGTCGTTGTCGGCCTGGGTGGCGGTCTTCACCGCGCTACCGCGCTCGATCAGTCGGGCGCCGAGCGAAACCATGTCCTCTTTCTTGCCGTCCATGGCCTCTTTGACGAGGGTGTTCGGCTCAGGCTGAGCAAACCCGCACGATCCATTGGCCGGCAGCGTCAGCGGTGCACGTGAGCCGACATAGATGCCGTTCTCTTCCAGGTGATCACGCCACGCCTCATCGAGGCCAGCAATCCAGAACTGTGGCTGACCCGAGAACCAGACCGAGTCCTCGTAATCCGCGCTGTTGTGGTAATGGCCGATGTTGATCTCGGCCATGTCGTAGAGAGGCGAGTCATCAATCGACGAATCGTTGTTCTCGCTGCCGACGAACATGAACGGGATCAGTCGCCAAGGCTTGCCCTGACCATCCAGAGGCGTTCTAGCCTCGGTTGCTGTCCAGTGCCCGCCCTCAGCCGCCCAAAGCTCTTGCTCGTACGTTCCGGCGCCGTTCAGGCGCAACACGCGGTATTGGTCTTTGCTCTCAACCCCGAAGCCATCTTCGGTGTCTTTGTCCACCACTTCCTTCAGCACCACCAGGCTGAGCAAGTGCTGTCCGCCCACCTTGCGGGTCTTCCAGTTGATGATTGCCTCGGCAGTGTAGCTGGCGATAGTTGGGCGAATCCCCAGTGCAGCGCTGGCCGCCTTGCTGGTTGACCCGGGCTCAACGCTCGGATAATCCACCAACAGACCGTGGCGGCCGACTTCGAGGATGTGCCCGATTACCGACTGCGCCTGCTGATAAATGCTGATGCCTTGCCCGTCCACGTCTTTGGCAACGTATTCCAGCGCCGCAGGAACGGTTAGGGTTGGCCATGTGCGAAACACCGCTCCGACCAGGCTGTTCTTGGTCCGGCCGGTCGCGTTGTAGAAAACTGCCCGAGCCAGGTAGGTATCGAATCGAGCGACGTTTTCTTCGCTCTTGTCGTGGGGGTTCGGGCGAGGCAGATACACATCGCCACGGTCTTTGATCGTTTCGGAGCCCTTGCACACGTCGCGCACCAGCCGCCAGCGGGACTGTGCCGCGTCGTACTCAGGGCGGGTATAGGTGACGTCTGCCATTAGCGTGCGAATCCCATTTTGATTGATTTGACCGGCTTCCTTGCGCTCTTGGCGACAGCGAAGTACCGGAATGCATCGGACGGGTGAGACGCCCAGTCGTGAAGCGGCTTGTCTTTCCAGCAGCCCTTCTTGTCGTCCCACTCTTTGCGGTAGTTCTCCAGGGCGGTGATGCCCTCTTCGCACTTCACCTCGTCAAAGGCGCAGTGGGCGAGGATCTCCCGCGCCTGGTCGATGCCGTCGTCCACGCCGATCTTCGGCACGACCTGGAACGTCATGCTGTAGCGCTGACCGTCGATCTCGTAGCCTTCGCGCGCCATTTCCCGGCGGGTCTTGGCATCACTACCGAACTCGCGGTTGTCGATGTCGTGCGGCCCCCAGTGCTCGGAGTAGGTGTAACCCTTATCCTTGAGCACCTTCATGTAGTGCCGCAGGCCTTCTCCGCTGTTCTGGTAGAAGTCGATGACGTGGTACTCGTTGCCGACCTGACGCACGAACCAGATGGCCGTGGAGTCGCCGACACCGATGTCCCAGAAGGTCATCACCGGTAAGTGGCTGTTGTCTGGCAGCGTGCCGATGCGCTGTGAGCCGTAGAGCTTGGCGAACTGCCTGGCGTAATACGCGCCCTCGATCGATTGCTGAAACGCCTCGACAGGGATGGACGGGTATTCCCGCTTCATGTCGTCGCCGAGGGTCTTCTCCTTGGCGGCGTACCAGGCGCGCTGGCCAGGGTTGGTGTCGATCCCGTGCTTGGCGAACAGCTCGTCGAAGTAGTCGGTCAGGCGCTGCGGGATGACAGCTTCGGCTGGATCAAGCCAGTAGGCCTTGTTCTTCCACCAGCTGAAAAAGAAGAACTTCCAGTCCAGCTTGCCGAGCGGAGCGCCGGACAGCAGCTGCTTCTCTGCGCTCTGCGAGTAGTCGAAGAAGTAGCCCGCCCGCCCCTCCGCCGTCGATTCAATCGTGACGAAGCAATCGGTGGCGACAGCCTCGAAGGCGCCTGTGACGATCTCTCTGGCCTTGTGGGGAAACTTGGCGCAGATCTTCCCGAACTCGGATACGTGCAGATACCGTAGAGTCCCGCCCCGGAACGAGGTGCTGACGTAGAGCGAGCCGCCCTTGCTGAACACCAGCTCACCAGCTGCGTCGTTGCTCGCAGGGTTCGCAGCGCGGATCTCTTTCGGCAGGTTGTCGTAGGCGTATTTCACCTTTTCCCGGAACAGGCGCTTGGCGTCGTTCAGGGTGTGGGCGATCAGCGCGCACTTGGCCGACTCAAACAGAGCCGCGTCCAACTGGATGATGCAGCACTCAGTGGTGAAGCCGAGCTGCCGAGCCTTCAGGATGATGTTGCGGGTGTGCATCCCATCGAAGTATTCAATCTGCTCGTCCGTCATCCGGAAGCGGACTTTCTTGCCCTGCTTATCGGTGATGAAGTAGAGATTGTTCAACCGCCAACGCTTATCCCGGAGCAGCTTCATGTGCTCGGGCTTCATGTCAGGCGTCCTTCGATAGTTCGTCCATCATCGCGGCCAGGGTGTCGACTGTCTTGTCGCCCTCTTCCGTGTCGAGGTTGAATGCTTGGCGCTCGCCCTTGATCACCTTGAGCTGAGCGTCGACGCCAGCGTTGAGTGACCGCGCGAAGTCGCCGTGGTTTTCTGCAGTGACTTTCACGCCTGACAGGAACGTGCTGAGCTTGCTCGCAATGCCTCGCCACTGGGCCAACCCGGAACGGTGGGCAAGCACTACAGCCGCAGCCTTATCGGATGCCTCCTCGATAATCTCGGCATCAGTGACCAGTTTCTTCTGGTCACCATCCGTGGTCACCGATCTGGTCACCTTGTCCTTGACGGCGGATCTGACCTTGCTCGTCAGGTCACGTTGCCAGCCTTCCTTCTCGGCGCGCTTCATGATCGTGTTGTGCGCTACTCCATGCTCTGAGGCAATGGCGCGCAGGGAAAGCAATCCAGCCCGGTAGGCTCGTTCGATCGCCTCCCAGTCGGGTTGCTTGGTTGTCATGAGGAATCCTTGATTATTGGAACCAGCCAGTTGCCTCTGTGCCACAGCCTCGGCAGAACACGGCGCCGTTCGCTTGGGTGCCCCGACGCATGATGAAGAAGTCTTCGGAGCCGCAGTTACACTGGTAGCTCTCCTCTCCCTCGCTCGGGCCATAGGGCCACTTGAATACGCCCCGGTGCGAACTACAGGACGGACACTCCAGGTTTCTCTGGCCCGCCGGCGCAACTGCCACCCACTCATGCTTACAGTGGGTGCAGATGGCCTCGCCGGCCGAATGAGGCTCATCCGCCCGCTTGAACTCCAAAACCTTAACGGTCATACCCATCTCCAGTGTCGCGACACAATTTGCTGATACGCGAAACGTGTCGCGCGCTACGGTTTCTTCTCACAGTCCATGCAGTGCTCGCAGTTCATGGTCCGGCAGAGCCAGGCCTTCACGCGCAACCACCAGATGACCATGAAGATGTGGCGCAGGCCGGCCAGGGCCAGCGACATGTGCAGCGTCAGGCCAGCAGTGGTGGGGCCGAAGAAGATGTTCTGGCTACGGGTCATCACGACAAAGCCGCTGATGGCGATGGCCGAATAAATCAGTTTGCCCAGGATGCCGTCTTTCACATCCCCACTCAGCACGCACCAGGTGGCCCACAGCGCGATAAGGCCGCAGGCAATGGAGTTGATCAGTTCAAGACTCATGGTGGATTGCCTCCCCCAAACCTCTGGCGAATCAGCGCCCAGAGGTCAGCGGCTTTTATCGCTCGGTTTATGGCAGCAAGAAGAGATCCGCCGAAGGTGCCAAGCAGGAAGCCGATACCGGCAACAATCTTTGGCTCGGTGACGTTCAGGTAGGCGCTCACCATGCTCGTCAGGTACAGAGAGCAGGCGACACCGGTGATCAGGAACACCATCCATGCACGCCAGTCGGACAGGTCGTCCTTGTGCCACCAACTCGCGACAACGGCACCAATCAGTCCCGCAATCAACAATTCGAACCTGTCGATCTTGTCGAGCAGGCGCTGTAGATACTCCATGCGCTCGACTCCGGCTGTGCATGATTGAATAAAAGGGCCGGTGTGATCGGCCAAACGCTGGGGAGCAGCGGCGAAGTTGAATCAGCTCCAGCAACACTCCCAGCTCGGGGCAATGGGTGTGGCGGAGCCGAAAACGAAAAGGTCCCGATCATGTCGAGGCCCTGAATAGGGTCTATACATCCGGGAAAACTGCCACTGGGGTAGCGGCTTTCCTCGGAGGCACAAAAAGCCCGGCGCGTATGTCCGGGCTTTTCTGTTGCTTCCAGGCGTGTTTAGCAGCGCAAAAGGCCGGCGCCGACGCCTTCAGGTGCCGGCTCAGCCGAGGTCATAACGAAGTGATTGCTGGATGCGCGCAGATTGGACGCCAGGGATTCGTCAGTGGTGTCGTTGCCCGTTCGCCACATGGCGAGGGTCAGCTCCATGCGCTGCAGCGCAACACCCTGGGGCTCAGCCATCACGTACGCGACGCGGTAGGCGCGGGCCAGCGGTTCGGCGAACGCCGACATGGAGAAACAGGACAGGCAGGCGGCCAGCGCCAGACCCAGATAAGCAGAGAGTCGCTTAACCATTCGGCATTCCTTCTGGTGGTTTTCTTCGGACAATAAAAAACCCGGCGCAGTGGCCGGGTTTCGTTCGTCAGTCCTACACACGCAGGAATGACAGGATGGGTGAATAATGCGACATGGCGACATGACATTGCAAGCCCTTTTGAGGGACTATTTCACGCCGCCTCGCTTTCCAGCACTCCAGCCACTTCAAGCATGCGCTGCGCATCCATCAACGCCTCGTCCACGATCCCCTCCAAAGCATCCTTGATCGCCTTGTTCCAGCGCTGATAGGTCCGCTCCGTCAGGCCCTGACTGTCCCAGTTGGTCATGTCGTAGTTGGACGCAGCCAGGACGATCATTTCCCCGGGACGAGCCTCGGCAACAGTTTTCGCATGACGGTTGGCGCGCTCGACCGCTCCCTGGGCCGCCCTGTTCCGCCAATCCCACTTCCCGCTGGCGTCTTGGATCTGCTCCGGCGCGACTGCCTGACGTACCTGGCGCTGGATGCCCTTCACCTGCTGCGGAACGGCCCAGACCAGGACCGCCTGCTGGGTGAACCGCTGCGGCGCCGGGCTCTTGATCGCGCAAACGAGCCTACCGATCGAATCGACCTTGCGTCCCTTGTGAGTGCTGTACTTGGCGACCAGGGCGTTCCACTGCCGTGGCGTCAGTTGAGCATGCAACAGCTTGTGGACGATGCAGTCGGCCAGCAGGGTGGCATCCTTACCGGATATCTCGCCCTTGAGCTTGCTGGTCTGGACCTTCGGTTCGAAGTCGCAGCCGCCGGCGGAATTGATGGTCTCTGCGGCTAGGGCCCGGACCACTGCGGAAATAACGTTGCGATAGATCATGCTGCAGCCCTCTTCAGTTCGCGGGTCTTGGCCCGGTATTCGGCGGTCATCGCCTTCAGTTGCTCAACGGTGTACTTCTTGGGCTCATGAGGGCCTTCCAGCCACTCGACCGCCTCGGCGCCAATGCGCTTCACCAGTTCGATGCGGTAGTTCACGATGTCGCCGGACTTGTGGTTGTTGCACGGGGCGCATTGGCGCCATACGTTGAGCGGTTCGAACCTGAGCTCAGGGTTTCCGCCGACGGTCCGGTAGTGCCCGGCGTGCCATTGGCCGTTGTGATGCCTGCCGCAGCTCACACACGGCAACCCGACGTCCCTCTCGCGGATCCAGGCGTTGAAAGCGGTCTGTGCGTCCTTCAGGTGCTGGGCGCGGGACTTGATCTTCTCCTTGCGGACCTTAATGTCGCGGCGCTCGCGCTGGGCGAACGACTTGCGCTGCTTCTCCTGTCGTTGGCGGATGATCACCACTGCGCAGTCAGGCGAGCACCAGCTTTGAAATGGCTGAGCTGGGATGAAAGAGGCCCTGCACTCAGCAACGCGGCATTTCTTCGGCCTGGGCGCCTTCTTTTCCTTGAGGGCTACGCGCATGGCTCGGCCTCCTTCGTTACGATCACGGCATTCACCCAGCGAGGGCTGTGTTCGCCCATTACCACTACGACTGTGTAATCCTTGAGCCCAAGGCGGAAAGTTTCTCCAATCTCAGGTGGAGTTTCCTCCGCTGTTCTGATGATTGCCGTTTTGCCGAGATACCAGGTCGTTAGGTACTTGGTGAGCGCGTCGGCGATTGTGAAAGCTTTGGCCTCTCGCATCAGTACCGCCCTCCCCACTTGTCCTGCTCCGTCCAGCGAACGCCATGCTCGGCGCCGAAGGCGTGCATCAGCTCGAACAGATCGCTGAACCACTTCTGGGATTGCTTGCGGGTGGATACGCCCAGTACGACATAGCCACCGTCGATTCCCGGCACCACGTCCTGCTTCTGGAGCGCCGAGCTGAAGACGTGCTTCCAGTCCTCATCGTTGAGCTTCTTGCCGTACCACTCGACCTGGGTAGAGACGTCCTTGAGCATCGCCCACATCTTTCGATTGCAGACGTCCGGGCGCTTCTCGTCGCGGATGATCACCACCTTCGGCTTGGTCAGGTCGATGGCGTGCAGTACTCCGGCCAGACGGTTTATATCGCGCTGGTCGCGAATCGTGTATTCCGGATTCATCCCTGCACCGCCTTGCTCATCGCGGCATCGACAAGCGCGTCCAGATCATCACCGATCATTCCCGCGGCATGCGGCCCGATCCATTCCACAACTTCGATGTGCCCGCTGTGTCCATGCTGAAGCCACCGATAACGATCGGCGTCCTTGCGCAGCGCCTCGCACTCGGCCTTGAGCTGCTCAATTTCCTTGAGCGTCCCGGCCTTGGCGTCAGCCGTTGCCGCTTCGGCAATCCCCTTCACCGCTTCGGTAACCGCTGCCCGAATGATCTGGCGCTCCGGCGATGCGGAAAGACGATCGTTCTCGGCCAGCAGCTCCAACGCCACCTCCTCAAGCGTCTTCTCGCCCAGGAACTCTTGCAGCGCCTCGGTGTTGCGCTTCCAGTCTGCACAGTCGGCACGGAAGGACGCAGCCTCGGCCCACAGCAGCTTCTGGAGTTTTTGTTTGTCGATGGTCATGTCAGAAACCCTCCTTGCCGCGCTGTGATTCCCACTCGAACGGGATCACGATCACGCCGCCCTCTCTTAGGCGATCTGCGCAACGATCACCGATCGCCGTAGCCAAGGCCTTCGCATCCAGGTTGGAAACGATGACGGTGGGCCGCAGCTCCTCGTACCGGCCGTTGATGATTGCGAACAGGGTAGTCAGCTCGAAGTCGCTGGGCTTCTCCTTGCTCACCCCGATTTCGTCCAGGATCAGAAGCGATGGACTAATCAGGCTCGACAGGATTTGGCTCTCGCTTTTCTCGCTGGCGTTGTCGTAGGTGGCGCGGATGGCCTGGAGCACGGAGCCGACGGTGCGGTACACGGCTGTTGCGGTGGTGGTCGCCATGATCTCGTTGGCGATTGCCACCGCCAGATGCGTCTTGCCGGTACCGGGCTTGCCCAGCAGCAACAGGCACCGGCCGCTCTCGGCGATGTCCACGAACTCGGCGGCGTACCGGCGGCAAGTGTTCAGGGCCTTGCGCTGCTCGGCGGTCTTGGCGACGTACTGGTCAAAGGTCTTGCCGGCGAAACGTTTGGGGATCAGCGCCGAACCAAGCTTTTCGGCCATGCGGATGCGCAGCGCGGTCGTTTCCTGGATCTGGCGGCGAGCCTCTTCCTCCTCGGCGCGAATGCGGCTGCATTCCGGGCAACCAGAGCGCAGGTCACGGCCCAGGACCGAATAGACCTTCTGCTCGTACTCCCCATGGGTTTCGCAGGTCGCTGGCTGAATCCGAGTGCCTGGTGGGTAGGCCGGCGCCGGAATGGCGACAACGTTTTCAGAAGGCATAGGTACCGTCCTCCCGACGAATCAGGCCGGCGGTGTAGTCGCGGTCAGCGAAGCCGGTGTGGCGGGATGCCGGGAACGGGTGGACGTTGCCGATGGCCTTCTCGGGGAATATTCCGGTCCAGCCGTTGGCGATCGAGATTGCGAGCACCTGGTCCGGGGATGCATGGCCCACCAGTGACTTGGCCTGTTGTTCACAGCTCTTGGCGGTCAGTGGCTTGCGGATTTCCTTGCGGTGCTGGCACCAGTCGGCCCAGGCCTTTTCGGAAACGTTGTCGGGCTTGGCAGTCAGCGGATCGAACTTGCCAGACTTCGCCGGTGCGCCAGCACCTTGCTTTTGATCTTGCTCTTTCTTCTCTTCTCTTCTCTTCTCTTCTCTGGTCCGCAAACTGTCCGCATCCGAAGCGGACAAATTGCGGACAGGGTTTTTCCGCTCGTTTCGTTTGCGTTCAGAGTCGTTGGCGCGGCGCTTGGCGCTGGCCCCGTTGTGCTCGTCAAAGCGAGGCATTACGAGGCTTCCATCGTCCTCAAGGGCCGCCCACTCAACGTCGATCATGGCCTGGGTGAAGCCCGGCCAGCCCACCACTGCATCCATCGCATCCACGGTGTAACCCACCAGCACACCATCGTGCGAGTGGGTGTCGAAGATGCTCCAGGCGACATGCAGTCCGCCGATAATCCTCAATCTGTCCGCTTGCAATGCGGACACCATGCGGAACACTTTCGGATGCGTCTGAAGGTCGATTCGCATTTTTATCCAGTCCCCGGCCATTACGCGGCCCTCAGTGCTTTGTCGTGGGTGAACAGGCCGTCCCAGGTCTTCTTCATTGGCAGCTCGCCCGCCAGGTACAGGTCGTACAGCCGGGCGGCGCCCTTCTTCAGCAGGACAGGCGTGTAGGAAATGAAGGCGTCTTTGCCGTGAGGAGTGACTTCGTGCTGGTGCTCGGTCATGTACTTGTCGCGGGCATAGGACGCCACGCGCAGGCGCAGGCCGGTCTTGCTCTCGTTGTAGAGCCAGTTCCGGGTCTCCAGATACTTGCCAACCTGCATCACGTTGACCCCATTCAGGCCCTTGCAGAACTGGGTATGGGTCATGCCTTCCTTGAACAGGTTTTCCATGGAGTGGATCTTCGAAGCCTGAGCTTCGACCTGGATCGCCAACTGAAGACGCTGCTGCTCGGCCTCGAAGGCTATCTGGATGAGATCCATGCGGGAGAGTTCGCGCGGCTGAGACAGTGCATTGATCTTGGAGACGACCGAGCGGCGAACTGCTTTCGATTCCCGCATCGAGATCAGGAGGCACTGATCCTTGGTCAACATCAAAGCCTCAGAGGCTGGGCCGCGCTGATTCCTTACTACGAAAGTTTCGTAGTATTCGCCGTCCAGTTCGTCGCGGCAGCGCGCGGTGAAATCATTGCGACGAACCTCGCTTTCGCCGAACTCCTTGCGCGCGGCGTTGACTAGGTCGAGCAAGTCGAAGCTGCTCATTTTTTCACGCGACACGTTTTCGCCGTTGCCAAATTGTGTCGCGACACTGGCCGGGGGGTTGATGTTTGTAGTGGTTTGCATATAATCTGTCCCACAGAGATGTTTAAGAGAGCCAGGCCACGAACCTGGCTTTTTTTCGTCCCGGGAAAAGCAGCGCCTGCCCCGTTTGCCGCAATTAGCCCCGTTCGAGGCCCTTTTTGTGTTCAACCAGAGAAAGCAGAGGCGCCTTGCGCTTCATCTGCTCCATCTGGGCCTGGATCGCGAGCGACCTACCTGCCTTCAGGTATTCTTTCGTCGCGTATTCGAGGCTCCATCCGAGCTCGACACTTAACTGTCTAACCTCGTCCTGAGCCCCTTCTTCCAGTAAGTCGAAGGTTCTTTCAGGCATAGGTCCTCCATAGGGCCCTTAAGCTGATTTATCCTGTGCGCAGGCATTCATCTCTCGGATCAGCTGGGCGGCACCCAAGCGGCGGGCAACCATCGACAGCTCATGGATATAGGTGGCGAGCTGCATGCCGGCCTGCTTCGCCTCCATGCGCAGGTAACGCAGGTCCTCCGGGGTGTAACGCGCCTTGATCACGGCGCTGCGTTTGTGTGCTGGATCGTCGTATGCCATTGGTGAGGCTCCTCGGTTGTTCGAAAGGGTTAAGCAGCTGAAAGTGATTGGCTGGGCGAAGAACTGATCTGCGCCCATGGAAACGATGGGCAAAGGTCGGCCTTCTTGATCTGGCCTTCGGTTAAGGCCTCGATTTGCAGGGCACGCTTCGCCGGGACTGCTCGCTCACCGGAACACCATTGGTTCACGGTGGGTGCTGTTACCCGCAGCAGGCGCGCCATCTCCGCCTGGCTGCCCAGCAAGCGGGATGCTTCTTTGGCTGCTTCTGCTGATTTCATGAGTTCTCTCCTGGAGATTTGGGATGAATATAAGGCATTACCTTATCGCAAACAAGCCATTGCCTAACCGATATGCCGATAGGCCTAATTAGGCAATGCTTACCGGACCGGATTTAGGCGCCGCCATCGAGGCCGCGCGGATAGCCAAGGGCGTATCCAAAAAAAGACTCGCAGACGACTTCCAGGTGAAGCCTCCGTCGGTGCAGGGCTGGGTAAAAAACGGCCGTATCGACAAGTCGAAGCTGATGGATGTGATTGCCTACTTCGCCGATGTTGTGAGTCCTGAGCACTGGGGGCTGCGACCAGGCTTCTCCTACGAAAACATCCCCGATGATTTGGGTGCTGCGGTCGACCAGGGCCCCGCTCTTTCTGCGTCCGAACTGGTTCGCGGCATGTTGTCATCGCAAGGGAAAGGGCTTTCGGAGGAGTCTCGTCGTCGCCTGCTGGCTGCCGCCGAGGCTGATGATGGTGGCGGTGTAATCGAGCTGGATTATTACCGACCAGGTGCGGTGGGTGATGAGGTGTGGATCGCCCACTACGACGTTCGGGCGGCGATGGGTGGCGGACAGATCCCGCACGACTATCCTGAAATGCTCCAGGACATCCGAGTTAGCCCCCAGCACTTGCGCGAAATGGGCGTCGAATTCAAAGAACACTTCCACCTGAAGATGGTGACGGGCTGGGGTCAGTCAATGGCGCCAACGATTAAGCACCGCGACCCGCTTCTGGTGGACGTCAGCATTCGTGAGTTTGTTGGTGATGGGATTTACATGTTCACCTGGGACGGCCACCTTTACATCAAGCGGCTCCAGTGGCTAGGCGACGACCAGCTCAGCATGATCTCGGATAACGCTCTTCATCCGCCACGGACAATACGTGCCGAGGACGCCTACATCCAGGCGAGAGTTCTCTTGGTGTGGAATGCAAATTTGGTTTAGCCCGGCGCGGCCGTGGCGTATTCGAGGATGGATTGGCATGAAAGGATTCGGGGCCGTAGCGCTTATGTTTGGCTTATTCACGGTATCGTTCGCCGAGGCTGGAGTATTTGAAGACGCAACCGATCGTTTTACCGGGGTTAGATCGGTTGCCTGGAACACGATACCCACAGAGCCAGAAACCTTTGCAGTTGCCACGTCGGCTTACTATTCGAAAGGCTCGCCTGCCCCCAACGAGTACCTCGTGCAGATCATCACCTATTCGGACTCCGCACAGTTTGACCGGTGTCCATATGTCGACTGGTTGGTGGATGGTGAGCCCCTGGCGGATCTTCGGACAACATACAGTCATGACAGTGGCGGGCTGGCAACAATCGAGCGATTCGTACTGAAGCCCGACCGAGCTATGCTGGCAAAGCTCACAGCAGCAAAACTGGTGGAATTCAAGGTCTGCAACGTCGAAAGTTCGATCAGCCGAGACGACATAGACGGCATGCGCAAGGTCCTCGAAAAAACCCAATAGATACCTCACAGAAAGCCCGCCGCATCAGCGGGCTTTTTTAATGTCAGAAGGGCGCGGCCTCCTCTACCCTCTCGATCAGCTCGACCGGCCGATCCTCTTCGGCGCACGCTTCCCACCTCAGCGTCACCGACTCATCGTCGTTGAACGTCATGTCTATACCGTCCGTCTCGGATAGAACACCCATAACCTCCTCCCACTCCCGATCCCCGTCGCTGTCCAGGCGATAAATCGTCACCCAGCGCTGAATCTGCGCCACCGGGTGGTTGATCATGTTCGAAAGCCTCAAGCTGAGCCTATCTAGACCGGTCATTTCCCGCTGGGATGCTTCTTTTTTGTCCGCCTGCTTCGCCATTCCACACCTCCTATATTGCTGTATATCCATACAGGTTTAGCAAAGCCTATCTCAGTGGGCCAGAAAAGTAACCCCTCCCACAGGGCAATTCTCGAAAGGAGAAAAACATGAAAATAATTAGGCATTACCTATTTACAGATATTAGGCATTGGCTTATTGTTCATCCATCGAGACGCCACAGCGACTCGCCAGGGCCTCAACAGACCCACCGCTCTTTAGATCCACCCCCTGCCGGATTACCACCGGCCCAGATTCAAAGGCAGCGATGAACCGGCCTTAACGGTTCAGA